CAAAATGGCACCATGTCTACTTTGTCCATGGGCTGCTCTATAGACTTTTCCCAGTGTACCAAATGTGGTCATGTGGCAGCGGATGAAACCGAAATGTGCGGACACATTAAATACGAGAAAGGGAACATCTTTTATGATGAATCCGGTAATCGTCAAAAGGTGGCAGAACTTTGTGGTCATGAATCCCATGGTGATACCGCTGGTGTTACTTTCATAGAGGGTTCCTGGGTGGCGACCCCTGCATTTACGGGTGCCGTCCTACGAAACATTTTGAACCCCGATAACTTCAACAATGAAACATTGAAACAGGCACAAATGATCTTGTCCCGGCCCCCTGAACCTTGGGGTGATGGTTTTGTCAATGTGAAAACGGGAAGTCATTACTCTAATGATAGGGTTTCGGGTGACTTTGATTTTGATGAGGGTGGGGGTGACGAAGAGGCACCTCCTAAAGAAAAAGAAACCAGTCCTTTCAAGGAAATGGAAGAATCGGTTTACAAAGATGTTTTGGATCGTGTTCAAAAACGATTAAAAAAAGACATCAACAAAGATGAAATCGACAACGCTCTAACACCTGAGAATTCAACGGCATCTCCCAATGATACCTTGATTAAACAGGCTTCCATGTACCGTTCTGCGCTACATGCTTTAATAAAAACTTCAAATTCTGATGCAGAATTTATCAATAAACTGTCGCAATACAATGGGGAGGTTGGTATTTCAATTCCGGTTGAAATCTACCGTGCCTCGTTAACACTTGGTTCCCAGGATAAACATGAATCCTTGGATCAATTTTTGAAGTCCTGTCGCAATGTTTTGGGTAGACGCCCATCGGTGTCCGAGCAAAAGACATTAATTCGATTGGCAAAACTCTTAACTCTTATTAAGGAGTAACCATGTCAAGAAAACGATTGACGGATAATCGCAAGGCGTCTGCCCCACCCGCAACACCAGGGTACCTGGAGTATTGGCAGAAAAAGGATGAGATTCATCCCGCTGCCACTCAACAAGATCCAGGGGCCCATGACTATGAGAATGGGGACACTTCGTCTTGGGCAGAAGACCCACACCCTGGTCCCTATGCACAGGGACCACACCCTGCAACACCTTGGGAAGGTCCAGCTAACCCCCAAACTACCAAACCTGATCACAATCAGGGCGTCACTCTTTCCCCCTATACTTCCGAAAACGGTGGTGCCGGGAAACAAGCGATTGAGAAAAAAGCGGCCCGTTGTGTCCGTATTGCTTCTCAAATGCTAGGTAAAGAGGCTTCCCCTCAAGCTATCGAAGATCAAGCATTGTCATTGATGGATCTTCCCAACGCCACTATTGAGGACACCTTACGTCGTATGAACGCGGGTGGATTCATGGTAGGTAACGGTTGCGACTCCTATGATGAACTCGACTATTTGGTCGAGGATGAATCCTATGGTGATGACCCTTACGGGGAAGATGACCTCTTGGAAGATAGTATGTCCGATATGAGCATGTATGCCAACGTGGATCACATGGCCTCACAGGATCGGTTTGCTACCCTCGAAAAAGAACTCCATCGTTTGCATGGTGAAATCGCTATGCTACGTAAACAGGCCGAAGATCAAAATGATCCCGATGCCTATGAGTTTGGAGACACCCAGGAAGTTTCTAAATCCGCTATGCATGGCGACATGTACAGCATGGATGACGAAATGGATGACCTCCTGCTTGCCCAGATGATGGAAGAAATGGGCAGCGATGATGAAGACGAAGACGAAGACGATGCCCAGATGGCCGCTATGCTCAAAGAAATGAGCATGGAGGAAGAAGGGGATATGTACGGCATGGAAGAAGAGATGAGAATGCTTCAAGCCATGATCCAAGAATCCCAATCGTCCAAACAAGCGGGTGAAGAAGAAGAAGAGGAAGAGGAGGAAGAGTCTGAGGAAGAAGAATCCAAGGAAGAAGATTCTGAGGAAGAATCCGAAGAATCCGATAAGGAAGCTTCTATGATTCTGGCAGAAGACCCCATGGGTGATCTTCTCAATGACAACTCCTATGACCTCAATGGGGATCAATTCCTTTCTCAGCTATACACCGATAAGTTCGCTTCCGAAGATGAAGACGAAGACGATGAAGAAGAAAAAGAGGCTGCTAAGAAATCGGCCAAAAAAGCCGAAGAAGATGAAGAGGAAGAAATCGAATTGGAAGAAAAGGCCAGCAATAAAAAAGCAAGCCTTAAACCCAAAGCACGTCTGGCAAGCAACGGTGCCACCACTTTGGGACAAGTTTCCAGAGTAGCCTCGGATCAAAACAGCATTGATGGACTATCCAAACTTTGGGAATCTTCCCCCGACGTTACCGGTGTCTTCAAATAAAAAACGCTAACCCACCTTCGTACCCCCCCATTCTTTTTTTCAAATAATTCAAAAAAAACCCCAATAGCCAATCAATAACTTCCCCCTATATAAGTGAACCTTTGGAATGGCCTTTTAGGGTCATTCCCTATTTTTCAAACAACGCTTCCCTGTGAACAGGGAGTAGAGGAGAAGATCATATGTCTCTACTTGGACAGGCGAGCGGTGGTTGGACTGAAAGTTCTTCGGCATTGAGATTACTCTATGTTGGAGTTAGAAACTCTGTGGGTGTCCTCACCCCTGATTCTTTCACACAGTCCAATCCCCCCATCGTCACAACCGCTGGAACTATTTCGGCACAAGTGGATACCTTGGTTTCTGGGATTCTTTCCGGTGCCATTGCATTCACCCGCCCAGATGTGGGATCGAACTTTATCGGCGGTAACGTCGAAACCTTGGCTGTCGCAGGTCAAGAAACTTTGGTTCGACCACTCGGCTGTTTTATCAACAATGCCAACGGTAATGCCTTCGAAAACCTTCCCGGACAAGCTTCCGGTAAGGGTCCTTATGTTTCTTCCCAAGGAACATTCGGCAATGGTCTCTTTGAGACCCAAGTTCTTGATGGCACCGCAATTACCGGTTTTGCCACGGGTGATGCATTCACTTATGTAACAGGTGTGGAGCTACATGCTTCCCGCAATGGTTACCTGATGCCAGCCGGTGCAATCGATGGTGGTGGTACTTTCCGATCCTTCCTAAACGCTGCAAACTCTGCGGAATTGGAACACGGTCTTGCTGCTTCAACAGTCATCGGCATCCTCAAAATGCCCGCTGATAGTGTCATGAACGAACTCGTTTATGACCAACGAATTTAAGGAGGGGATAACGATGAGTACCGTATCGAACGCTACAAAGCAAAAGATCATTGGAGATCTAATCAAAACCCCTCAAGGTCGTGCCAAACTTGCTGCGTCTATGACACAGCCCTTGAGAACCCGCAGAGACTACACTTCGGTAGGTCGTAAGACCTTTCTCGTAGAGCAATTGCCTGATGGCGCGTTGCCCATCTACGATAAAGATCCCGACGTAACCGCATACATCGTGGGCGAAGAAGGCGAGAACATTCTTGCCGTCACCAAACCACGTCGTGTGGTATTCCCTCTGTTCGAGATTGCATCGAATCCAGAGATTCCTTTGACACAGATCAAAGAGCGACGTTTCGACTTGATCGAAAGGGCCCAAGATCTTGCTCGGGCCCAAATCCAAGCTGCCGAAGACGAACGTGTCTTCGCAGTGCTGGACGCGATTGCCGTCAACGGTTTCGATAGCATCGCTGGACAAACCAACCCCGACATCCCTGTTGTTGCTCCCATTTCGGGTGCAGTTCTGGCAGATGCTTTTGCGGAAATTGAGCGTCACGACCTTCGTGTTGCCCGTATTTTCATGAACGCCACTGACTATGCTGACATTCGTAAATTCGGTCGCGACATCCTGGATATCGAATCCCAAGCAGTGTTGCTGAAAACTGGTCTTCAAGCCACCCTTTGGGGGGCCCAGATCATCACTTCACGTTTGGTTCCAGTTGGTACGGTCTATGTATGCTGCGAACCCGAAATGTTTGGTCGCATCCCAGTTCGTACAGAACTCACCGTTTTGTCGGCAGACGATCCAAAAGCCCGTACTATCGGCTTTTCCGTCTTCGAGAACCTGGGTATCGGCGTGTACAACCCCCGTGGTCTTACCCGCCTCGTGATCACTCGATAATTACCCGTAAATAAACGCCTTTTCCCCACCCATAAAAAACCCCAAAATTACAATCTCTGTAAACCCTCTAATACCGGGGGACTACACCTTTTTGTATATATATGTAGTAACCTCTGAAAAATGGTGTATATTACTGTAGGTATTTACACATTTTGGGGAGTAACATGCATATTTCAAAACTCACAGAAGAAACCCTTCGCCATCTTTACCTACAAGAAAAGAAAACAGAGACCGAGATTGCGGATATCACTCGCAATAAAAAAGTTTACCCCTTGGTGGAGACCACGATAGAACTGGCATTGCTGGAGGGTTTCATGCATATAGAAACATTGAAAATGCCCCTACCTACGTTGAATAGAAGTATAGGGTTTGAACCCGTGTTGGTGTTCCAGAAACCTCGTTAACTTACTTATTCCTTATAGAGGGTAGAGATTCGATCTCAACAGTTTATTCCCCTCTGGCCCAGAGTGCTAGGGAATCGCTACCGCGATGCCCCCTCCTTCCAGCTTGGTAACCTGGAGACCTACGGAGGGGGTTTCGTCTTTAAAAAATCCCACAAAAAAAATCTAGTTATTTGCGTCCTCTTGTGTATGTAGAAGGTAAGAAACCACTTTCACTACCAGGAGACCTCCATGCCCCAAAGATATAACCACCTTGCGAAAACTGATTACCCCGTATCCGGTTGGGAACCTGACCTACAAGAGGTTGTGGTGGCCGAATGGAAGCCTATTCAAAACCAAAGTGACGTTAATTTGGTCATTTGCCATTATGAAGATGATGGGTGGGAGTTGGTGACGGTGACGTGTGTTGCTACGGGATATACTGATATGGTGGGTGTCCCCACCATGAAGTGGTGTGTTTACTTCAAACGCCCCGTCGAATCTGAACTTGAAGAAAAGGATTGATTTCATGAAAGATCGATTTTATGTGATATCAGGGGGTACTATGGTCCATGTGGCCCCCCATTTTAGTCTGTGTTCACCCGCTTACGGTACTGTGGGGAACTCCCTGGTACGGGGGTTGTCACTCTATGCTGGGGGTCAGGATAGCGTTCATCTGATTCCCACCCGTATGGTGAACACCCCCTTCCAGGTAGATGGCCATGTAGATCACCTCTTGGATATCTTGGATTTGAAATTCATAGAAACCAACGAAGATGTGTCCCGGTTGGTGGACCTCTTGGTATCTCGCGAAGAGACTCGTTGCATCGTGATGGCTTGCGCCTTGTGTGATTTTGAACCCCGTAAGATATCTTGGATTGAGGAAGGTCCCTACAATTTTAAAAGCCTTCGGTCTTTTGGGAAAGATCAACCCCGTCTCTCTTCCAAATACCGCCCCCAAATGGATCTGATACCTACCGATAAGTTGATCGGGAAGATCCGTAAAAACCGAAAAGACATATTTTTGGTGGGGTTCAAAACCACAGCGGGTGAATCTCCCAAATCCCTTTACGACAAGGGTCTCAAACTCTTGAAAGACAATTCCTGCAATTTGGTCTTGGGTAACGATATTCAAACCCACCTCAATATGATCATCACACCGGAAGAGTTTCCATATACCTTTGTGGGCGGCAAGGGCAGGGATGAAGCTATTGACCAATTGTGTGAAATGGTAATCCAGCGGACTAAACTCTCTTTTTCCAAAACAGAGGTGACAGGGACACCCGATCAAAAAATCCTTCCTGCTACCGCAGAGGGTATCCCGGAAAACTTTGTTCCAGTGCTACGATTCCTTATTGAAAATAATGCCTTCAAGTTGGTCAATGGTAGGACCACGGGTCATTTTGGTTGTGTATACCCAGAGGGTAGTTTATCTTCTGTTAGGTATGCCAATCACAACAAGGTTTTCGAAGAGGGTATGGTTCGGGTAACTGGTACCAAAGATGGAGTGATCCAGGCTATTGGTTCTAAGCCTTCGGCGGGGGAACATACCCAACAGGAGATCTATCGTCAATTGGGGGATAGGGTATATTCGGTGGTACACTTCCATTGCCCCTTGAGTAAAGGTATCATCCTACCCATGGCCTCACAGAAGCCATTTGAGTGCGGTTCCCATCAGTGTGCTACCAACACGGTCAACGCTATGGAGGAATTGTCTCCAGGGGTCTATGTGTGCCACCTGGAGGGGCATGGTCCAAACATTGCCTTTCACAAAGATGTACCCGCATATACTCTTATTTTCATGATTCGGAAGTTTTGGGATTTGTCAAAGGGTCTTTCCGATCACCTGGAGGATTAGTATGAAAGGACGTACCATGGGTAAAGAGATGTTTGTGGAACCTTTAGGGGATGACTCTGTTATTGGTGGGAACATCATTGATGTCTTTGTGGTGTACCCCTCAAAGGGTGAAGAGACCCCCCTAGGTGTTTACACCAGTTTGGAGGAGGCCACAGTAGCCGTTTCCAAATTGACTGCCAAGATCAGTCACCCCATTGAACCCAAAAAGGCTTTGGTGGTGAAGGGTGCCAAACCAAAGTCAATTCACTATGATAGTGAAGAAGGACAGGTGGTATTATTGGAATATACTGTTCCTATGAAGCTCAATCGATGGGTATTCGAACATCGAGGTGAAGTCGTGGCTCAGGCATTGGCTAAATTGACCGCCGAAGAAAAATGGGCCTTGAATTTATCTCAAACCTACTAAGAAGGTGATAACATGAAAAACAATTGCAAAATTCCCCTTTACCTTGTGATCCTAACCCTTGGTTTTTCCTTTGGCATGGTGGCTTATTCCGCCCCCACTTCAAAACCAACGTCACAACCTACATCACAACAGGCATCACCACCTGTGATCAAATCCGGTAGGCACACGGGTGCTGTGCATGTAGAACCCTTTGACCCTTCCAAAAGTTGTTTCCTGGTTAATGACTTCCCGCAAGCCGATTTTACCACGGTGGTTAAAGCCAAGAGAACACCCGAGTGGGTGAAGCTTCGATCTCAAATTCGGATATTGCAGGAAGAACAGGCAAAATTGGGGAAAAAAATTGCCAGTAACAAAGAAAAATCGGTCGCCAAATCCATTGGGGATGCTTTCTCTTTCTTTGTGATGTGTGTGTTTTTGGGGTTTGTTGTGAAGAAAGTTTCTAACTGACCTTGAAAAGTTTCCCCTGGTAGAATAAAGACCCATTGATGATGGGTATCTGATCAATCACCATCCTCTCTTCTTCCAATAAATAATGACCTATCGAAAATCCATGTTGCCAATCCGGTGTGCCATTTATGTATTCTGGGTCCATGTGGCAAAGGCACCCATTTTCATACCAAGTATAGTGTCCTTGTAGTGTGGTTCGATGGTGGGCCCCCAGCCTATGGGTGTGTCCCGAGATACCCGAATTTTGTCTTCGCTCAAACATCTTCTTTGCTGTCATAGCGGAACCTACAGATACACGGTCACCATGTTCTACCAAAAAATTATGATGGGATAGGTATCCCCGATATCCCTGGTGTGTAATACCCAAGGAATCTAGTTCGAGCAATGCAGGTATCGTAAGTGCCTTGAGTCCCGCCATTTCCTCATGTTTTTTAATGTACGTGACCAATCGGTCTTCGTGGTTCCCATCTTTATATGCAATCTCTGCGTCGGGACAGGCGTTTTTGACGTGGTGTAGGAATTCAATGGTGGCATCGATTTCAAGCTGGAACTTACTGGCCTTGTTGGCATCTTTGGAGTAACTGCTAACCGCATACATATCGATGATATCACCAATAAGGTAAATGAATTGTGGTTGAAACCATCTTATGAATGACAACATCAAACGGATGGCTACCTTATCCTGGAAGGGGTGGTGGGTATCCCCAATGAATACCACTTTTTCAACTTCGGTGGGGATGGACTTTATAACTTTTATCATGTTCTTCTCCAATGAAAGGACCAAAAGTCTATGGGTAAAAGTACCCCATAACTTCAAACCCCTACCCTATCTTTGGACGATAATAAACGGAATCCGTCTAAAACTCCCTAAAATGGGGTCGTTCATACTCCTTTTATAAAAAAACTAATTAGGAACACTTTATATAGGAGTGAGGAAAATGTACGATAAGCGTGTCTGTGACGTTGTATCCCTTGAGGGTCAAACCTGTCATTCCATCAATGCTTTTAGGATTGTGGAGGAAAACATATATGAGGATTACGAAACCGTACTTTTGGATTTCATGGAATATGATGGCAAGACAGATCAGGCTCAGGTAGTGTCACGAGTACGAGTACGCAAAGAATTCCTCCAACACATAATGTTAACCATGGAAGAGAAACTAAAAATTCACTTCGACGTGTGATCATAAACTCCTTTTTTAGGTACTGTGTGAAACAGTGATCTAATTAAGGAGGAACACTATGATTTCTTTTGTGACTGGAGAATTTCAGAAATTTAGGGCCGTACGGAAAGTCCATCTTGGGAGTATGGGTCGCGATCTTAATCCCGGTCAAGTGATCCTATTTGATGGGCAAACCATGAAACTAGGTTCTGAGATTATCCCATATGATGGACTTAATGCAGCCATTCGAGCAGAATGGGTGGTTCTGGATCAAGATTCCGAATCCACATATACTCCCAGGGACAATGATATTCAAATCACCCCCGCCCAAATGGAAAACCCCAATGAAGCCCGACGTTCTAAAATGTCCATCCAAACGGTCTCTGATGAACAGCGGGTAGTGGGTTCACTTGAGGGTTTTAATCAACGCAAGGAAACAGCTACCCGATTGGCGCGTACAGACCAGGGGGGTATACCTATTGGCGAAGTTCAAGTATCTGATGGTGGGATCAATTCCAATTTCCTGATTGACAATCCGGTGGGTGAAGAACGTAAAAAATTCGCTATTGTCCAGGAAGATGAGGGTGACAAAATTGTGCGGACGGTGGAAGGGGCCATGAAAACAGAACCCCGGAAAATCAGTCCCGCAAGAACCAAGACCACGGTGACCCCTGATCGTATCGTCGTATCCTCGGAATATGAGGGAGGCACCAAAGGAAAAACGGAGGTGTTGGAATCCCAAGAGGGTACTGTGGTGCAAACTCGAAAGATCACTACTAAGACTAGGCAGGAGTGGGTCCAAGGGGAGGGTAGACCCGACCCCCTACCCAATACCCCCACTGAAACAGTGAGGTCTGCGAAAACGACTAAAACGGCTTCTCCAGAGACCCCCAAATTTACTTGGGATGTCACAGCACATTGGCAAACTAGGGTGAAACGTGCTTTGGCATATCAGGATCAACCAGAGAAATTTA